GCACGCAATGACAAATAAAAATTTGCCTGGGCAGTGGCGTCAGCTGAATCGTGAAGTGTCGTCTCAATAATTTGACCAAGCGTGCCGTAAAGTGAAATTGAAGCAATGTCGCTGGCACTGACTTCGTATTGTGAATTTGCCCCGTATTTAATTGTTAGCGCATTGCGTACGTCGCCCACACGGGTTTCAATACGCAAACCCGCTGCACGGGCATGATTGGCGTCAAGGTCAACATAACCGTTTGCTGAAAGGTAAGTCGTGCGGTGGGTTGAATCTGCATAACCAATGCGACCCTGAGCGTCTTCGTAAATGTAACCTAGCCCCGAAGTGGCAAGGGCTGCAACCAAACTGTAAGCGTCAATTGAACCCGCACCGCTGCCACGCGCTGAAAGGTCATAATTGCCTGGGCGGTCAATTTCGCCAATGCCTGTATTGCCAGCATTTGCCCATGTGACGGTTGGGTCATAGGTTGCCCAAGTCAACGCCCCTGGCACTTCAGCCCAAGTTTGAAACAAAACCGACTGAAGCACTTCATAAATTTGGTCACCGTCAAAATCGCGTGGCAATGGGTCTGTGAAAATAGATTTTGGCAAACGTGCCAATGCGCCCAACGCCGTGATCGAATAAGTCTGCGTGAACATGGTTGTGCCTACGTCACGCACTTCCAAACCAATGTCAACGACGTTGCCGCCAAAAATCGCAACAAATGTCCCTGAAGTGTCTTTGACGGAAACGCCTATCGTGGAATTGATGTTGACGGGGATTGCGGTTTGGTTCACGTCCAGCAGCTGAAGATTGACATAACCCGCTTGCGCCTGTTCATAAATGTTTGTGCGACCACTGCGAATTGTAAGGTTTGCCAAAACTGCGTCGGTGTATTCAACCCCGTCAATTTCAACCAACCAAATGGGTGACCACTGCGTCATGTTAAATCGCCACCAGGTTGGTCGCGCCGCCTGTTCCGCGATAGTAGGAATTGTTCAAGGTGTCAACGATCGTGCGGGCAGTGCCTTCCTTGTCGAATGCACCCGTTACGGTCAGGTTGATTGTTGTGCCCAAACCAAGCCGTTCAGAATTGGCACGATCTGATAGTCCACGCGATTCAGGCGAACCAATAAAACCACCGCTGACCGTGGCTGCTGCTGCGCTTGCTGCAACCCTTGCCGCAGTTGCTACGCCCCCACCGCTTGCGCCTGATGTCGCGCCGCCGCCTGACGGTGCTGAAATTGTTGGAATTTTTGGCACTGACGTTGAAACCGTTGGTGTCTTTATTGACGGCACGCTGACCGTCGGTGTCGAAATCTTTGAAACATTTGGCAAAAATGGAATGGCGTTGTAAGCCGAAATCAATGCGTTGATTCCAGCAACCGCCCCGGAAATTAAACCGTTCAAAATTTTCACCACTCCTGCAATGACGTCAATGACGCCGCCTGCAATTTTGCCTGCAACCTGTAAAGCCCCGCCCAACACCGTGCCAATGACGGGTGCAAGATAGGTCGCAATGTAACCGCCAAATTCTTTGAATGTGTCAAGATTGTCACCGATTGCGTCGCGGACATAACCAAACGCTTTGACCAAACCGTTGATGATCGGCGTGAAAACATTGGTAATTGTTTTGCCAACGGTTGTGATGACGCCGCCCAAACCGTTGCCGTCTAGGCTGAAGGCGTTCGAAAATGCGTTGATTGCTGGCAATGCGTTTTGATTGATGAAGTTGATTACCTTTTCAAGAATAGGCAACAACGCAAAACCGATTGTTTCTTTTGCTTCGTCGAAGGCGACCTGCATGCGTGCAATTCGTCCCGCGTATGTGTCAGCGTTACGGGCAGCAGCCCCACCAAATAAATCTGAAAGGCGATCTTGCACCGCAGTGAAATCCATTGTTTTTAATTCAGCAGCTGAAAGACCGATTCCTAATTTGCCTAGCGCAGCCGTGTTGCCGTCATACGCCTTGCCCAATGCGTTGGCAACTGTTTCAAGCGGTTTGCCTGTTGCAGTGGCAACGTCTAGCGCGGTTGCAAGTAAGTCTTGCGCCTGGGTGATGTCTCCCGTTGATCGAACCAGGCGACCCAATGCTGGACGCAATTCGTCGTCAGCAACACCAGTGGCAAGCGACATTTGAAGAATGGATTGTTCAGTGGCTGCAATTTGTGCCTGTGTCGCGCCCGTAGCGTTTTCCAACGCCAATGCCAATTGTGTCTGTGCCTTCTCGTCTTCAATGGCGGCTTTGACGCCTTCAACACCGATTTTGATTGCGTAAGCACCAGCGGCTGCGGCTGCGGCTGCAAACGCCGCGCCGACCATTTTGCCGACCTTGCCCATTTTGTCGCCGAAAGTGTCAACGTCATTGCCTGCGGCTTTCAGCGATTTGTTAAGGTTGTCAACGTCGCCAAGAATGGAAAGTTTAAGGGTGCGACTGCCAGCCATTAGTCAAACTCCTTCACAACTTTGACGAATGCGTTTTCCCAACGCTTGACGATTTCAGGTTGGATTCTGCGCAATGTCGGATAGATAAACCAGCCACGCGAACCGCGACCTTCACGACCTGACCACACTGGAAATTGCTTTTTTGTGTTCGAACCAAATTCGTTGCCTGCCCACAATTGTTGCGTTGTGCCGCCGCCTGAAAACTTTTGCGCTGCAAATCCGTAGCTGATTTCACCAATTTTGGAAGACTTCGAAACCTTTGCACCCGTGGCAATTCTGACTTTCGCAGTTTGATTTGTGTTACTGGTCGCCGCTGCGTCAATGACGCTTGAACGTACATAGTCAGCCAATTCGCTGCTGATGACTTTTGCCTGGTTGGTTGCTTCTTCGTCCATTGCTTTGAATGAACGGGTTATGGCGCGCAATTCCGCTTTGTCATAACTGATCGCGTCAGTTGCCATTTGCCCGCCTTTCTAAAATTTCAATGACCGTCAAAATGTCTTCGGCACTTTCAAATTCGCTGGGCGGTAGCCCCGTTGCCAGGGCTACTTCCCAAACGATTCGGCTTAGGCTTCCGACTGGGTGGCTTTTGGGTTTGCTTCACCGACGATCACTTCGGAAATGGTTTCCGTCCATGCTTCGATTGGCTTGACTGGTTTCCCAGCGGCTTCGCGCTTCATGGCGTGATAAGCGAGAAAGACTAAATCGGAAATTCCGATTTTCTCTTGCGCCTGGGCAATTGTGTTGCCCGTTTGCTTTTCCCATTTAACCCACTCAGGTGGCGCAGCCGTGTATGTGATCTGCGTACCGTCGTTGTATTCAATTGTTATTGGTAACTTCATTTTGTCTCCCGATTAGTTGTTTTTAGCTGAATGTTTCAGTTGGTGTTCCAACTACGATAAATGATAGGTCAACGGTCTGCGCGTCAGGTGCTGACCCGCCGACTGCTGGAAATACTGGCATGACATTGAACGCAAAAACCGCACCAGTCACCGCAGTCAGTGAAACCGCCAATGTTGTGTTTGGTGCTGATTCGCACGCTGACCATAGTGCTTCGCACAATGAACCAGTCGCGCCCCAGTCAGCAAGCATTGAAACGTCGAATGTCCACTGGTCGTCAATGTGCTTGTAAGCCTTGCCGTCAAGTGTTTGGTAAGTCTCGACTGTTGGTGAGTTTGCTAGGACTGCGCTGGTCGCCTGCGCGTCATAGTTAACGGTTGCAATGGTCACGACTAAATCGCGACCCGTAATGATTGTCGTTGGCATTTTGTCCCCTAGGTTGTCTGTGTGTAGTACGTTGAAACGTTGATGTCAGCAACCAACATGGGCGACTGACCCACTTCAAGAACCGTCGGCTTTTCGATCTGTCCAACAACGTATCCTGCGGGCATTGCCGCAAGAATTCCCATGATGAGTTTTTCCAGGTTGTCTAGTGAACCTGCGTTGCTATTGGAAGCAACAATTGCAGTAATTGCAAAATTGATTTTGACCTGTGTTTTTGCCTTACCGATTAACACAACTTCCATGTACGGTGAATCGGGCACAATTACAATGGCTGGTGGAATGGGCGACTCTGGAACGGACGCGTAGCAGGTCGCCGATAACGCGCTGAATGCGTTGGCTAAGGCTGCGCGGGTTTCGGAAACGGCATTGGCTGGCACTTATTGAACGACCGTTTCAACGTCCAGGTACGGCATTAGCAAGGTCGAAACGCGGTTGGTCAGGCTGCGCCCCATACGGTACGGCGTTGAAGTGAAATCCACGCCTTCAATCTGACCGCCTGCGGCAACGCGTGACTGAAAGACTTCAACGCTAACTGCCAAAATTGCAGATTCAATTGGGGCACTGTTTGCGTACAAATCAGCTGCGGAATAGCCTGAAAGTGTTGCAGTGCCTGTTGGAATTATCTCGCGCAATGTGACATTTGTTGAAGTCAATGCAGCGGTGAAATAATACGGTGTTACGGTCACAACTGTGTGGGTTGCCGTGAATGGTGCAGGCAAGCCAGCAACAATGACTGATTGACCAGCAACAAAATGGTGTTCGCGTTGCGTGTAAAAATAAGCAACGTTTGATTCTAGTTTGTAAGCGTTAACGGCTGAAGTATTTGCAACCAACATGGGCAAAATGACGGCTTCAGCGGTGTTGATAATTTCGTCCAGGTAACTGTCTGAATAAAGTGAAACGGACACGCCAAGCACCGTGCGCAATTGGCTTGCAGTGACAATGACTGGCATGTCCGTTTCCTTTCGATCGGCTGCGGCGAGATCGGGAGAACCCGCCGCATGATTAGTTGGGGTTAGTTATCAGGTTTTGTTGATACCGAATGCGCCTGCACCGATTTTCGTTGCAATTGCACCGTATCCATAAACTGAAACTGAAACCTGACCTGAAGCAATAACGTCAGCGCGTAGGCGATACGTTGGTGATTCATACCATGTGTATGCAGTTGGGTTGATGATCAGCATTGAATCATCTTTGTCAGTGTCATTTGCTGACGGAACGTTTGCGGTGACGTAAAGATCAAGTCCTGCAACGTTTCCACGAATTGAATCAGGACGAACTGAACCACCCGCGTTTGAAGGTTGTGCAGCCATGTAGATTGGACGACCTGAATCGTTCAATGTCATTAGGTTTGCCCACTGTGAAGTGTTCGCAAGAATGTTGCGCGCAAATCCCTGTGTGTTTGAATAAACTGAAGCAGCACCGCGTGAAACAAAACCAAGCAATTCAGCTGCGGTTGGGTATGTTGTCAGTGTTGTTGCGTCGGCTGTTGCACCGCTTGCAAGTGCAGTGTAAACCGCAAGGTCTGTTGCTTTTGCGTAGGCTGCTGACATGTTTGTCAATAACTCATTGAAAAATAGCGGTGAAGTACGGTCAAGCAATTCAACGGAAAATGTCTGTTGTCCTGCGTACTTCTTGACGGATACTGAAAGGAAACTTGAAGCCTGATCAGTTTCTGAAGGTGTGCCTGCTTCGGCAGTTTCTGCCACTGTTGGCATTGTTGTGATCTTTGGAATTTCAAATGACATTCCAGCGTCAGGCAATACGCCGCGAGAAATCGCGTCAACTGCTGAACGTGTTGTGTTTGCTAGTCCATTGATCACTTCAGTCAACTGACGTGTAGGCACTAAACCTGCGTTGTCTGTTGTGTCATCTGCTGCTGCAACGTACTGACGAGCGTTCTCGTCACCCAATGAAGCGCGGATTGTGTTTTCTAGGTACTTAGCGGCGGTGAACTCTAAGCGTGGCTTAGTTGTCCAACCACCGACCGCAGCATTTACGTTTGCGGTTACTGACTGGGCGGCTTCTACCGTTTCGGCGGTTGAAGCGTCTTTGACGGTGTCTTCCACTTCGTCTTCTCCTTCTGTTGGTTGTGCTTCAGGTTCGATTGTCGAATCTGAAATTTCTGTTTCGCCTTCTGTGGCTGCTACTTCTGCAACGCGTGCTGATCGAATGGCAGGTTCTGACGTCAATGCAACACCAGTCATTTCACCCTTCAAAATGCGCACTGTTCCGTCTTTAAGTGTTTCGTATTCGTCAAAATAAACTTCAACGCTGAAACCGTCGCGCAAACCTTCAGCCGCTTCAACCAATGCGTCATTTCCCGCAGTTGTTTCAGCAATTTTGAATGTTGCGTCAATGCCCTGGTCGTTTGCTTGAATTGAAAGTGTTTTGCCAATGCGACGTGTGCGGTCGTGTTCAAGATTAAGCAGCACCGGTGTTGCTTCAATTGAATTCTTCGCAAACTGCACTTTACCTATTGAAGCGTTGCCAGTTTCTTCGAATGTGACAATGCGCCCTGTGATTGTGCGACTGTTTGAATCAGCAGCCGTGATTGCAATGGGTGTGATCAGTTTTTTCATAGCAGCATGTCTTCTTCCTCGCGTATTTCTTCGATCGACATTGCGCCGATACGATTCAAGATTTCATAAACCTGGGCGCGCTCATAAGGATTGCCACGAAGGAAATCGTCAAGATCAAACATGACCCTGTTGCCTGCTGGTGTAAAATCAGCAAAAGATAAGCGTTGTTCGATTATGGACATGTAATTTCTGAAAGCAAAATCGACCAGGTCGCGCCTTTTGTCTAAGGCGTTGGAATAGGTAAAACTGGATTGCTGCGAATCTGTAAAGTATGCAGGCAAGCCGCAGGCGCGTGATAATTCAAGTGCGACGTAATTGCGGGCTTCGTTCAGCTGAAGATTCTTTGGGTCGTAACCAATTGTTTCAAGCGTTACGTCAGCATTTAAGAATGCCGTTGATTTGTTGCTGCGGGCAGTGCGCCATGATGAAAGCAATTTTGCAACGCGGTCTGCTGGAAGTGATGTGCCATTTGATTTCAAAACCATTTGTGGAATTGGTTCATTGGCAAAATTCATTGAAGCCTTTTCAAGTGCAGCAGCCGCCTTGATTGTGCGACCTGCACGCGCAAGCAAACCTTCTTGCGTGTTTGGGAAAACAACTAGGTTTGTTGGGTCAACTGGCATGCCGTCGATCTCGTAAGAATCAATTTCTGTTCCGTTGGCGTTTGTAGTAATTGAAATGCGTTCAGGTGCTACGCGTTCCATTGCGCGGATTTTTCCAGTGTCCGCGTACCGTTCCATAACGTACCCATAAGCAGAATTATGGAAAAACAAATCTGAAATTATCCACGCCCAAAATGTTGAACCTGGGATTCGTGGGTCAGGCTGATTGATCACGCGCGGTTGCGTTACCTTCTCGCCTGTTGCTTCATTGCGTGTGTGCATTGGCAATGACGAAATTGTTTGAATGATTCCCAATGCGCGGGCAACTGTTGGCACGCTCATTGCTTCGGCGCGGTTGGCATTTTGTATGCCGTACAGGAAGAAATTATTGTTTTCAGTAAAATACGGCGCAAGTGAAGCGTCAACGTCCAAAGGCGCAGCTGGAACGGCAGCCGCAACCTTTGGCACAAATAGATCAAATAAACCCATGTGCAAATTGTGTCAGGCTTATACGATCAACCCACCATAATGTCAAGATCATTCTCTGGGCGTGTCGCAAAATGTGTCGCAAGTGCAACTGCCACTGCACCGCAAACGACCGACTGTGACGCCCGTCTTCCGATAACCCAGCCGCCGTCACCACGACGCAATTGCACCGCTGCCAATACTTCTTCGGACAATTGTGCCTGACCACGGTGTTTCAAACGCCCTGAATTGATCGCACTTAGCATTTCGTCACATGCCTGCGGATAAACCCCGTCCATGTCGAAAATTGGAATGCCAGCAGGTGCAAGGCGCGCGGCAACCGCTGCGCTGGTCTTCCGACTGTAAAGAACGTATTCGGTCGGATACTTTCGGGCGTAATCGGCAAGATCGTTTGCAATTGCCTTATCGTCCAATTGAAGATCGTTTTGCCAGGTGTGCAACAACTTCACGACAAATTGTTCCCCGCCGATTTTTTGTGCCCCGACCAATGAAGCATGTCTTCGATCGGGAGAAAGATCGATTGCCAACCAGGTCAGTTTGTCAATGTCCAGGTCAGCTGATTTGTCCAGGCAATTACCCCACGAAGCCGCGTCCACCGCGCTATTGATCGCCACAACCCAACGGCACAACACTTCAGTCATTACAACGTCAGGCGGGTCGTTCAATACCGATTTGATGTTGTCGGCGTGAATCAGTGTGCCCATTGAAGGATTTGCGTGCCGCGCATTGTCCACGCTGATTTCGTCGGTAGGTGCTGACCATTCAAAATAACCAATGTCATCTTCGACGCCTGCAATGGAAGCCAGGGCACGATCGCGAAACTGGTTCAACACGACGCTGCTGGAATCGCCCGCGTTTGTGTACGCCATAACCATTGGATTGGTTGCAGCCATAAGCGTGTATCTAAGGGACGCAAAACTCTCAATGTCAGTCATTTCGCGCAATTCGTCCAGGTGAATCGTCGAAGGTCGCGAAACACCACGGGCAGCCGAACCACCCGCACGTACAATAAAGCGATTGCCTGTAAGGGTTTCAATTTCTTCACCGCCGTGTTGCCAGCGAATCTTTTTGATCTGTTTTGCCAACGAATCATTCTTTTCAATGATCTGCACCATTGCCCTAAATTGTTCCAGCGACGTGGACAAGCGGTGCGCCGAACCAATTTGCAGATTTTCGTCCCATAGAAACAAGCCGCCCAAAATACGAATCAGCTGAAGAAAGGATTTTCCATTCTGACGTGCAACCACGATCGTGTTTACGGGTGAAGCCCAGCGACCGTCAGGCTTGA